AAAGTGACAGTCAAGATGCCGCCAGAGTAGGAATCAAGGTAGTTGCCTCTACCTTGCTGATAACTAAACGACAAAACAGAACTTGTGACATCCACAACCGTCGGTGTCTGTCGCTCTAAAACCCAACTAATTTTCGGCATTACATCGCTCGAGTGTTCACGGGTACTGGTCCTGACTGGCGCACATACTGCTGTAAGGCTCGCACAATGCTGTTGGGGTCGCCGCCGTTCACGTTAATTGTGATCGTGTTGCCACCGCCCGCAGTGCCGACGCCATATTGCGCACCGCGTGAAAGTGGAATAACGGCCTCTGGTCCTGCCTCGCCAATGAGGGCGAGGGTTGGGCTTCGAACGATGCCTCCTGTGGCTAATTCGGGTATTGGTGGTATGTCTGGCGGGTTCACTGTGTATGAAACACCAAAGGCAGAAATTTTGAACTCTAGTAGGTCGTTTATTTTTTTGATGACGTTGTTGTTTATGAAACGAATAATGCCGTTCGCAAATGACTTGCCAACGGCTAAACCTTTTTCACCGAGGCCCTTCAGTGCGTCAATAATTGCGCCGAGTAGCGCACCGCCCAGCGAGGTGCCCACATTCCACATCGTAGAAACCAGGCTGACAAATAGCCCAGGTATTTTTTTTACGAGTTCAACAATGAACTTGCCGAGGCCCAACAAAACTTCAGGCAATAGTTGTGCAACCCAACCCAACAGGGCGCCAACTAATTTGACTGCCTGTTCCGCAATTTTTGGCACTGCCTCGGTGACTATCCAGTCAACAATGGCCAGCAGTAGTTCGCCGAGTTTTTCGAGCATGGGCACAATGTTTGGTTTTATCCACTCAACAAATGCGTTGCCGAGTGCCACTAGTTTTTCAACCAACATGGGCAGGCCCTCATCGAGTAACCAATTGGCTAGTTTGGCGATAAGTTCGCCGAGGCGTTCAAGTGCGGGCGGTGCTGCTTTCTGTATCCATTCCCACAGGAATTTGACGCCTTCCTGCAATTTTTCGGCTATCCACGGTAGGCCTGTTTTTTGTAGCCATTGGCCCACGTCATAAACAAAACCGAGCAGGGCTTTTACTGCGGGCGGGTACGCGTCTTTTATCCATTCCCACGCCGCCGACGCATACTTGATGAACGCGTCGCGTAGTTCAGGCAGTTTGCCTTTGACCATTTCGAGAACACCCGCCAGGCCATCTTTTTCGAATACGTTGGCAATGGTTGAAAACACGGGCAGCACTTTGTCGGTGATAAAGCCAATCGCCGCAGCAAAGGCAGGAATTAGGGCGGTGCCTAGTTTTGCTTTTACGTTTTCGAATTGGGCGGCCATGATGCGTTGTTGGTTGGCCACACCGTCAGACGTTCGGGCGAAGTCGCCCTGCGCGTCTGTTGTCTGTTTCATAATTGCGGCCTGCGCTGCCAGCACTTTTTGTTGTGCCGTTAGCGGTCCCTTGCCGCTGTAGATACCCATCGCGAGTGCCTCGGCTTTGAGGGCGGCATCGTCAAGCATGACGCCGTATTTGCGAATAGGTTCAGACTCACCACGCAACGCAGCGCCCAACGCAAGTGCGGCCTCTTCGGGTGACGTGTTCGCAAATGACGCCAGGTCAGAAGCCAACACTGTCAGGTCGGTTGAAAATGTGCCGAGGTCCTTACCTGTTAGCCCTGCAACCTTGCCGAATACGCCGAACGTAGAGGCGGCGTTCAGTGCTGCGGTTTTTGACTGTCCTAGTGACGTAGCGGCACCCTCGGCAAATTTGCTCACCTGTTCTGACGCGTCACCAAAAATGACGTTCGTTTTACTTTGAACTTCGGCCAAATCTGACGCGCTGTCGACTAGTTGTTTGCCGACAACGGCGGCGCCTGCTGCTACTGCGGCGACACCGAGCGCGGCCTTCTTGCCGAAGTCAAGCATTTTGCCGCCAATGTCACCAGCCTTATTGCCTACGTCATCGAGCGCGCCAAGGGCACCTTTGGCGTTGCCTAGAATTTCGATAGATAGTCTGCGTGCGCCCGCCATTTTTACTCCTAGTCAGGAAAGACATCCCGCAGGAGGTCCTTCATTCCGTCGCCGTATATCTCTAGTATCTCATCACGGTTGGCCCGTACTGTAGGAAACAAAAAATAACCCGCACCTTCGCCGTTGCCGAGCCACTGTCTGAATTGGTTCCAGCCGACACGCACACCCGTTACCTTCACACCTGTTGCGCCGTAGTCCTGGCGCGCCCGTTTGCGCACCGTTGAACTTCCCCCGTAGCGGTCATACGCCAGGGTTTGCGACTCAACCTTTTTGCGCACTTTTGTTAGGGACTCATTCTTGCGCACCACGGTTGCGCGCCCGCCCGTGTTTTTGATAAGGCGGCGACGGTTCGAATATGCGCCGAATTCTGCACCACCAAAAAAGGGGTACTTGGCGCCACCTGCGTTGACACGTGCCGACACGCCAGAACGTGACGCCTCCATTGACTTTGACGCCTTCGCTGCCATATTTGAAACGCTGCTGGCCTTGCCTCGCGCCTTGCCAACAACTAGGTCGGCGACTTTGTAGTTGAGGTCCTTTAGTTGGTCGGTACCGTCTGGGCCGCCTGCGTCGCGCACCTTGCGAATTTCACGCCGCAATTCGGTTAGGCCTGTCACGTTTATTGTGTCGGCACCGCGTACAACGGCCATGACTCACCTTCGGTTTTGTTTGCGGGACTCCTCAGCCTTTGTTTGCAGCACGTCAACCATTGCCTCAAACACGCCATCGGGGGCGTCTAATAGCGCCTGCGGTGCGATGCCTGTCTCCACCGCAACCTGCGCCACTAGATACGTTACGGAGTCCCGTTTGTAGGGTTTGCGTTTGCGTCTAGGTCAATGTCTGAAACACTGTCGAGATATTCGTCGAATGTTTGCGCGTTTTTGTTTTGTCGTTTGTCGGCGGTCCACGCCAACCACAGAACGTGTTCCATTTTCTGGTCCTCAGAAAATGCGCGCCCCAAGCCCATCCCGAACTCACGCTCGAACGCCACAATGTGCGGCGCGCCTATGCGGTAGGTGTGTTGCGTTCCGTCTGTTTTTGTTACTGACAACTGCCAGGTCAGCATCTTAGTTAGTGCCCCACGTGACGGCGCCCGTAATTTGCAGCGACGCCGAGAACGTCACGAGGTCTGCCACGGCGCTTGATACTTCATAACTAGCGACGAAACATTCGCCGCTAACTTTCGGCAAACCTGCGGTGGTACCTGCGGGGTGATATTCAAAAGTGGATGAGGTGGCCAGGCCGAGCAGTGCCACGAGTTGCGTGTTGAGTGCGGAGTCCCATTTGCCCGAAATGCTAATGGTGTCACCGTTGCGCAATGTTCCCTGGAACGTTTTCGACGTGGCACCAAACGTGGTGGTTTCTGCCATGTCGGTTGTGTTGGCGATACCGCCCACGCTGTCGATGTAGGTTGAAATATCGGTCAACGTGCCTGCGGCGTTGTCTAATTTGAACGCCGTGTTTTTGGCCGCTACAAATGCCATGATGTTTTCCTTTTAGTTTCGAGCCAGGGAAACCTGGCAGGTGAATTGTGGGCTAGTGCCGCCCGCAGTATATGAGGCGCGTACGTATCGGTTGACGGTACCGCTAAAGGTCACGGTTTGTGACGTTGCCGCCGTCGCCGTTGTGAACGTGGCCAGGGTTGACCAGGTGCTGTTGTTTGTTGAGTGTTGAACAATGACGGCCAGCGTAGGTGTGGTGCCACTAACGGCCGTGACGTGAAGTTGTGCGATGCCGCCGTTGGTGGTGCCTGCGGCGTTGTCAACGCTGGTGCCGTTACCTGTTGCGGTGATGTCGGCAAGGTCGGCGAGACTAAGCCCAATTTGTGGCGGTTCCGCTGCGCCCAATGACATTGAGAACTGAACCAAATCGGCAACGGCGCTAGTGACCTCATACGTGATGGTTTTGGCGGGCAACAACCAAACAGAACTGCCAACGGCGAAACCTGACGGCGCCACAGAAGTTGGCACTGTGCTAGTTGCACCAACGGCGGCGACGATATCGGCAAACGGTGTGCCCGCACCTGTGTTGTTGTCAAATAGTCCATCCACACTGAGGGCGAAATCTTCGAGGCCTGGCACAAACGTTTTGGCGGTGTCGTTCAACGTTGTTGCGTCAAGCATTTCGACGTTCGCCGATGGTGACACAGTGCGCAGCAGTGCGGCCAGGCTGTCGGTGCCATAAATGATGCGGGTTTGGTTACTTGAAATGAACGCCATTTTGTTTGGTCCTTATGCGGTCACGGTCACTGAGAAATCAACGAACAAAAACGAAGTGCCATCGGGGTTGTTTACTGTGCCCACATTAGCCGCCTCAGTAACACGGGTGTCCATAGCCGCGCCGCCTAATGTCGGGTCGGCTTCTATAACCGTTTTCACTGACGTTGCGCCTGTGCCTGCGATGTACGTTTCCAGTTTGTTTTGTGCGCTGCGGTCATCTGCACGCGCCACAACTAGGGTGACCGTGAATTCGAAACTGTCGCAACCACGGGCGAACGTTGAATCGTACGCCACACGGTCAAGGGCAATGACGGCGGCGGGGAAGTTCGGGTTGTCGGGTATGACCTCATAAACCCTGAGGCCTGAAATGTTGCCTAGCCGTGTGGCGAGTCCTGAACGTAGCGCAGATATTGAAGCAGGCATTAGGCCACCACAAACGTTTTGTATGGTGCCACCATTGCGGCAACATCGGGGTCAATTCGACGCACAACAATTGCGCCGAGGTCCCCGAACCCTGCGACGCCCAACGGCGAATCAAGGCGTTTAAATTGGCGGGCCGCTAATAGAACAGTGGCCTCGCGTATCGCGTCAGGGATAGCAGGCCAGCCCCATTTGGCGGTGACCTCAATTAGTGCGCGCCCGTTGTTCTCAACAGGGAAGCCCGTGTTTAGTGCGCGTAGCAGTGTGATCGGTTCGTTCTGTGCGGCGGCGTTCATTGGTTCTGTTTGGTAGTCGGTGCCCACGGTCAACGTTGTTGAGTAGATCCCCGAAAACGTGTCATCTACTTTGACCACTAAGCCCGTTGTTGTCGCAATGTCATCCACGAACACAAACGCGCTGCGGTTCGCTGCATACTTGCGGGCGCTAGTTGTTCCGTCAATGTAGAAACGGCGCGAACATTCGCCATCACTTCGACGCGACGCGCCTTCTACCGCATTCTCCAGCAACGTGTCATCAATGTTGTCGGTGATACGTAACGCGGCTTTGACC